AATTAGCAGGAGGCAATACACAGATAATAATGCTTGATGCTGCTGATTATGCTTTCTTGGACAGGGATTCTCGTCCGACTGGTATCGAACGCTGTGAAATCGGAAACCTTATTCAGAAACTACGGTCTGGGGAACTTGAGCAGCAACTACGACGCTGTGCCGAGGAGTACCAGACCGTAGTGCTGCTCATAGAGGGTGTCTGGGATGCACGAGGAGGACTGGTGGCCTCATACAAGCCCTACACAAAAGGCTACTACTGCCAACGAGTGCATTCCAACACCTACTATGAGTATGTCATGTCTTTTCTGATTCGGGTATCCGAACTGGGTATCGAGGTAATGCAGACTCCCAATCTCCGATGCAGTCTGGATACCATCAATACTCTCTACAAGCAGCGTACTAAACCAGAAGAACAGCATACGTTGTTCAAGCATGTAAGACCCTTACATATTCCCCCCAAGCTATCCGCCAATCCTGCCGTACCAAAATTGATGGGATTATGCCCTAGAATGCCGGAGAGGGTAGCCATTAGGCTCATCTTCAAATATGGCACGATTTGGTCAATTTTGAACGCTTCTACGGCAGACCTGTTGGAGGTTGAGGGTATGGGCAGGGGGCTGGTTAAGAACTTACGGGAGAGTGTCGGCTATGAGATTGCTGATAAATAGGAATGACATCACCATGACCGAGGCTCTACTATTGGCCTCTGAGAAGCGGGAGATTGTAGCCATCGATATCGAGACCGTAGACCTGGATAACACTCTTCCGCTGGGAATCGGGGTAGCAGTTGCTCCCGACCTGTCTTTTTATTTCTTCGATATCCACGATGAGCTGCTCCAGAACCTCATCAATCAGACACCTACCTGTGTATTCCATAATGTCAAGTATGACCTGCCTATCCTCAGCCGGTATGGATACGCTGTCCAGAACTATGAGGATACAATGATACTGGCTTACTCGAATGGATTGCTGGAGAATAAGCTTGCCGAGTTAAGCCAATCCCAACTGCATACTGACTGTCCCTCAGTTACTGACCAGTGGACAGCTAAGCAGAAGAGCAACATAGGAATAGACCATGTAGTCATGGGAGAAATCTGCATGATACATGCCAGAAATACATTCAATCTATGGCAGAACTTGCCAAAGCCAGACCTCTACTATGAGGTCGATAAACCAGTTATCAAGCTGGTCATGGAAATGGAAGAGCATGGGATAGCCATCGACCAGTACCGCCTGACCCAACTCGAACAGCGAACTGTCCTCAAGGCCAGACAACTGGAAAGAGAAATCAAAGCTGAGTTAGGCGATATCAACCTCGGCAGTAACCCACAGATAACCAAGGCTCTTCAAGCAAAAGGCATACTGGGTACGAGGAAGACCAAGGCTGGTAAGGACTCAGTATCTGATGAATCCCTGAAGCCTCTTCATAATCCCATAGCCGATAAGATACTGGAGTACCGGTCAGAGATGAAGACCATATCCACCTATGTTCCAGCCTTCCGCAACATCGATAGCAAAGGCCGGATACACACTAGCTTCGGCTATACGGAGACTGGCCGGTTCAAGTCACGACAGCCTAATCTACAAAATCTGACTAGGAACGATAAGTTCGAGGAGGCAGAATGACACTGACACTACGCTCTTGCATTGTTGCTAAATCAGGCAATACCCTCATAGCCATAGATGCCTCCCAGATTGAGTTGCGTGTTGCCGCTCTGCTCAGCCAAGACCCACTGATGATGGAGGCATTGAAATCCTCAGACCTCCACATGGCTACTGCTGTCCAAGTATTCGGCTGGACTGATGATGCCGATGAAATGAAGAAGCGTCGATACAAGGCCAAGACCCTGAACTTTGCTATCCTTTATGGGGCTGATGCATTCAAGATAGCTGAGATGACTGGCCTATCCCTGGAAGAGGCCAAAGATATGCAGATTCGATACTTCCGTACATACCACGTACTGAAAGCTTGGATAGACCAGACTCACAAAGATGCTATCAAGAATGGCTATGTAACCAACCTATTTGGCAGGATTAGGCCAATACCGGAACTGGCTGCTGGCTCCTGGAAACTTCGGGAACAAGGTAAACGGCAGTCAGTCAATACCCGTGTTCAAGGAACGGCTGCCGATATCTTCAAGAAAATCATGCTGTTCCTCCGAGAGCATCTGGTAGCCGATGTGTGGATGGTTCTGCAAGTCCACGATGAGATTGTACTAGAGTGTCCGAATGAATTGGTACAAGGTACACTGGCTGTAATAGCAGACCTGAGCAATTACTTTCCTGATTATCCGGTAAAGGTAGAGATTGGAAAATGTTATGGTGAACTAGGAAAACCAGAGGGAGGAAGCCATGAGTAAAGAGATGATGATATGCCCAAAGGCATTGAGTGGGGAGTGTAACGAGGAATGTAATCACAGGAATAAGCACAAGCACACCTATTACTGCATTCATAAAGAGTGTAGGTATGGTGAAGATTGCCGCTCATTTCCTCACAATTACGAGGAAATCAAGCGGTTAGAGGCTAAAATTAAAAGCATCCCCTACATTCCAGGGCAAGAGTATGAATGCACATATAAAGGTACTTGCTCTCATTGGCAACCTAAGAAGCCTGTAGGGTCAACTGTAATGGTGTCAGATGGTGTTCAAGAAGATACGGTGCTGGCTATTGATAATACTGGCAAATTACTTGGTAAGGTTACAAACATATCTGTAGAGCCAACCTGCCCTGAGTGTGGGCATCCAGTACGCATACATCATAGATTTGGTTGCCAAGCAAGGTATCCTGTGTGTGCCTGCAAGCGTACCCCTTCCGACCTCAAGCTGCTGGAATGGCTGAAAGAACGTTGCACAGAACATCCGCAATATGATGAGGAAGTAGGTGGAAGTAAGTATAAGGTTTACTGCTCACACCAAAGATGTCTTGTGTGTATGGCAGAGCTAGAATCAAAGCTAAAGGAGGGGTAGCATGGCAAGAGTTTTAAGACAGAACTATAAGAAACACGTACTGAGAAAGTCCAGACCAGCAGCACCAAAAGGGCTATACTTTACCTGTGGGAAGTGTAAGCACCAGATTGCTGAATCCTGTCTGGTATCCCATGTTGAAAAGTGCTGTCCAGGAAAGAAGCTTTCATGTCCCCTATGCAGACAGGCTTTCCCAGTAACAGAATTCATTGAACACTATAAACAATGTCAGCCAAAGAAAGCAGTTAAGGCATGAGCATAGCAATAGCCCTGAATAAGGACTGTCTATCCGAACTAGCCCAGATGGAAGATAATCTCTTTGACCTGGCACTGATAGACCCACCCTACTTTGACTACCGTACCAACTACCGGAAAGATAAAGCGGATAAACTGAGCCAGTCTCTCGTTCAACAATCCAGAGAAGACCAGATACGGGTAGTCTGGGAATGTATCAGAGTGCTCAAGCCAGACAGAGCTTTCTACTTCTTTACAAACTGGTCAAATGTCTACTGGATTCAGCAGCCATTCGAGTCTTTCTGGCGGAACATGATTATATGGGACAAGGGCAACTGGACAGCCGGAGACCTCAAAGGCAGCTTCGGCAATCAGTTTGAGGTTATCTTTCTCGGTGTTAAAGGCCGGAACTGGCGATACAAAGGCAAGCGGGAACACGACATCTGGCCGATTGCTCGGATGGGCATCAAGCGAATTCACAGCACAGAGAAGCCTATTGAACTTTATCGGAAAATCATAGAGAATAGTACCGATGAGGGACAGGCAATCATTGACCCCTATGGCGGCAGCGGTGTCTCGGCAGAAGCAGCTCTCAGTCTCAACCGCCATATCCTAACCTATGACATCGACCCCGAATACTGTAGACGCATTCAAGAAAGGATAGACGCATGGAAGATAAAGAACTCATGTCCATCCAGTGTACAGGCTGCAAAAGAAACTGTAAGCTGACTCTATTCAGACCCCGATACAGTAACACCGATTTCATAACCTCCATCCAATGTGAGGCCATCAATGCTAAAATGGCACAATTCCGGTCATGTCCGCATCTACCACAGGATAACAGCCTTACGAATTTGACCGAGAAAGGGCATGAAAGGGCTGAGGCCATAGCAAACCAGACACCGTGATGCTTTAACCTAGACAACAAAACGGGAGGAGCCTGATTAGCCCCTCCCGTCCTTTTTTGTGGGGTCAGTTTCGGCTACTTGCTCTTGAAAGTGGCATAAAGTAGCTTTATCTCATCGATAGTGACCTTATCATCTTCCAGTACCTTATCCAGTACATCGATGAAATTCTTCACCTTCTTGTAGTTGGTAGCCCACTTGCCACTGGTTATAGCAGCAAAGATGATGCCCAGTATAGTGGCTGCTATACCCCAGGTATCAACTCCAGCATCAGCCATTGCACCACCGACTCCTGTGCTGACTGAACTGATTCCAAGCAAGGCCAACAGTTTGACGAGTATTTTGTTCATGTTCTCACCCCCTTATCGTGGATACTGTATAACCACTGCATCCGATTGTCAAGGATTGCGATTCGACCAAATCAGCCTTGAGTATGCCTTTTTCTTGATACAGGATTAAGTTGTAGGCATGTGCCTGACCGTTGGCATTCGTACCACTGACTCGGAAGCAGGTATTGACTGCGAACATCATAGCCACGATGCCCTTTACGAAGTCTGCGAAATCATCGCAGTCTCTGAAGTTTCGCATATAGGGCTTGAGGAAAGCGGCTATGCGAAGGAAGATATTCCGCCAAGCATCGAGGTCTACATAGCAGTATTCCCCATCTGCCAGCGATACCGGAACTCCAGGATACTTCAAATTTAGAAAGGCTTGCACATCGCTGGAGCCAATCTGGAATCGCTCAAAGCTGGTATGGAAAAGTATCTTACCAACCAGCATTGAGAAAGCCACTATTAGCTGAATCAGGATATTATACACGGCTCCTCCTATCTCTGTTCCGACGCAGACCGCTGCGTTGTGAACTCTGGTTTATGACCAAGGCTTGTCAGGAACTCGTTTATCTTGGCCTGACCGGAAGCCAGATACCTACCGGCCAGCTCCAGATAGTTCTTGCTACTAGCTTCCCGTAGCTGAGCCTCACTGAGAATGGCCTGTACCTGGGCTGTATAGGCATTGATATCCGCATTCCACTTGCTTACCTGGGCTGCATAGTTCTGCACTTCCTGAGCGAAGAGATTGAGGGCTAGAACTTGCTCATCCAATTCGGCTTTGTACAGAGCAACATTGGCTCCAAGCACCTGAGCACCGGCATTCTCGGCTGCTACCTCTTGCTCGAAAGCTCCAACCGAGTTTGCCAGATTGGTTGCATAGGCGGCTACCTCATTCTGGAATGCATTGACCTGGGACTGGTACTTATCCAGAGTCAACTTATGCTCATTTATCTGGCCGCTTATCTTGTTTGCTCTGAGCGAACCGATAGTAGCTGCGATATTGGCATAGTTGCCATAGTTGGCTCCTACATTCTCTCCTCTGGTAGCTGCATTGATATGGGCTGCACCAGAAGTCAGATGGGCGATAGCCACTGCCATATCGCCGGTTGAAGCCTTATCGACATTCTCCAGAGCAGCATCGAGGATTGTAAAGGTCAATGTCGGTGCAACTGGAGCAGTCGGCACAGCCCCTATTGCTGGAGCAGTCGGCTTGGCAAAGGTATAAGCATCCGGAGCAGTTGGAGCCACAATCGCTGGAGCAGTAGGCACGGTTAGCTCAGGAGCTGTCAGTGTAACGCTCGATAACGTGGCAAGAAGGGTCGTTATTGCGTCGGCCTGTGTCCGTGCGTCCTGAACATACTTTTCGGCCTTAAAAATGAGAGCCTGACCGCATAGGCCGATGATAACGGCATTATCCAGATGCTTCGGGTAGTCAGCCTCCGCTGTCTTGGTCGGAGGAGTCCATGTCTTAAGATAGGAGATTCTGATTTTATCTCCAGCAGTAAAGGTCTGCTTCTGTCGTATCAGCAGGTAATCTCCAACCATTTCAAATGTCGGGTATGATACAGGATTCTGGTCAACGGGAAATTCTACCCGCTCTATCTTGATATAGTCCGTTGAGGCCAGCTCCCTGCCGATATAGAGCATCATGTAGTTGGCTGCTTTGAACATCGGCGTATAGGTATTGTCCAGTACCCATCCATCCTCGGCAATCGTGCTGACACCGGCTGCAGTGGCATAGTAGATAGCAGCCGTACTGGTCTTTATCCACGTATCGCCAGCATAGACAGATGTGGGAATGGCTTCTTGCTCAAAGGCAGACTTGAGGGTTATCTCAATCAAGTCCCGCTTCGGCAGGAGCCTCGACATCTGGCTGATGGATTTCTCACCAGCACGGATAAGCTCATCGGCGGTATAGACAACTTCGGTAGTGTCCTGAAGCTCTATCCTGGCACTATTCAGTAGGTTTTCCTGTAGCATCGGCTTTTCCTTTCTGCAGCTCACTAGTAAGATTAGCTATGGTCTGCTCCATGTACTGGGCAATGAAGCTGGCTGCTTGGGCTGGGCTGATATTACCAATCCAAGATAGTTGCTGAGTCTTTTCATCTACGGTGATGCTGAACTGTAACATATTACCCTTCTTTCTTCAGTTATCCAGTACCTTTATACGTATTGGTACGGGAGAAAAAATGTATGTATTTGAACTATCCAATCTACGAAAACCAAAGATGTAAATAAAGTTGCAAGAATCATCCAGCTTATATTCTATCGGACTAATCCATCTATCACCATTGAAATAGTGAGATATATTAAAAGTATCCCTGTCAATAACAACATCAGTATACTGTGGATATCGCTGACAAGACAATAGTGCCGTTTCTATGCTAATAGTAAGCAATAGCAGGAAGATAATTATTTTGGCCTTCAATTATTTCTCCTTATACTGAGCTTCCAAAGTTTCTACTCGGCCTATTAGCTCCTTAATTGTACCTATCAGTAAGCCCGTCATAGCAGAAGCATTGATTGAATCTACCGGTTTCTCTCTAATTGGCTTGGGAAGAGGAAGACCATTCTCGTCAAGTATCTCTGCTGTTACTCCCTTAGACTGGATAAAGGCAGCTTTCTGTTTATCTCTCAGCTTTTTTACCCCAGAGTGCAGTACTTCCTCTGGGAATGTGGAGATATCCAAGAAACCATCTCCCTTTGACTTAATTTTCTTAATAGCTTCCGAGTCTTTCATAGTGTCTAGGTCGTGTGGAGTGGTATAGTAGAGGTCAAAGAAGTGACCTTCATTGTATGGTGTGCCAGATACGCCAATCGTTTCAGAGTCATAGGAATCGCCGTCATAATAAGGTCGTATATTTCTGAACAAGGAACCATTCCACCCATTAGTTGTCAAATCCCTAGCAGCAAAACCTAGTGAAGAACCAGAAGCTATAGCAAGCTGGATATCACCGCTAGTCGTTACAAGATACATTGTATTATAAGCTAAAAGCTCTAGTGACCCAGAAAGTGTTACAAAAGCAACTGAACCAGAATATGCCCCAAGACCGTAGCCAATCGAACCTTTATGCGTTGGTGTACTATCATAGAATCTACACCTAGAAGTACTTCCAATGAATTTAATACCATCAGCATCAAGACTCACATTACCACCACCGGCATATATCTTGCCATCAGTACCAACATAGCACTGAACACCAGTTATACTGTCGGGGTCAGCAGCAGTTATGTAATTATCATACGCTGTCTTCGTGGCAAAAGTTCTCAGACCGAGAATGCCCTGTCCACCGTAGATAGATATACCATAGGTTGCATCCAGAGTAACTCCGGTCTTCTCATACCAATTGCCAACCATTAGGGTTTCTACCCACTCACCAGCTTTGATTTCATTCGCACCAGCAGCAGCAGCTCGGTACATTCGATAATGGTCATCAGTATCGACCCACAAATCCCCTGCGGAGATTGCTGTTGGAATACTGGTCTGTAAGAAGGTTGTGACCTTGCTATTAGCTGTTCCCTGAGCTGTAGCAGCATTTGAAATGGCGGTAGCTGCATCAGAAAGGGCGGTAGATATACCGGAGTCTCTTACTAACACCCACTCACCGGCCTTAATCTCATTAGCACCTACCGAAGCAGCTCGATATAGCTTATTGTTATCATCAGAGTCAACCCATAAATCGCCAACATCGGTTGCTGTGGGGATACCTGCCTGGATAAAGGTTACTATCTTACCATCAGCCGTATCTTGGGCATCACTGGCCGCTTGTAGAGCATCCTCTATTCGGGAGTCACTGGATAGCTCCCACTCTCCCGCCTTGATTTCATCTGCTCCCGCACATCCTGCTCTATACAGCTTGTTATCATCATTGGTATCAAACCAGATATCTCCGGCTGCCAATGAGGTAGGTATGGCATCCTGCCGGAACACAGAGGGTGTACCAGCAGTCTGTAGTGCGGATAGTGTGATATGTCCGGCACTTATATCTGTTCCAAGTATGGCTTTGTAGGTATCAACTCCATCTGTCCACTCTTTAAATCCAGCCATTTGGAGTAAATCAGTCGTTATAAAAGGCTCTTTTCCATAAGAGGGAAGAATAGTTGGCAATATTCCTGGTGCGGAACCACTTTTTACCACACAGAGAACTCCGAGATATTCTGCATTTTCTTCTGTTAATAGAGCAGCAAAGTCGGTTGTGTAATTCAGTGTGATTGGAGCCTCATCTCTACTGTCAAAATAGATATAGTAAATACCTGCTCCTGGAATCTCACTATTTGCATCTGCAGTTACGGTCAGGGATGTGCTGTCATAGAACTTAATACCATTTGTCGATGTCCAAGCAATATGAGTCTGGTCTACGGCAGTAAAGACAATGTCATGCCAATAGCCCTGGATTGCCCTGGGAAGTATCGTACTCCAAGGTATGAGCGGTATATTTCGTTCTATCGGTGTAGGCAATCCCTCGGCCAGTCCCGTCGCACCATTCCCTCCTGGAGGAGTATAGCCCGATGTCTGTCCACCAAGTTGAATCTTGATGCGATATACCCCCCTGTCATATTGCCGAATCATCCGCATGACATAGCCGGTAGAAACCTTGGGAGTGTCATATCGGGGGTCAGTAACAGAGACCTTATCGAAGAGTTCCAGAGAGCAATGCATCGGAGCTTCAATCTCACCACTGGCTGCACTGGCTTGTATCTTGGACAAGTATCCCAGGGCAACAGCATCAAGAGTGTCCGTATCGCTACGAATGTCAGTATCCAGCGAGGAGAGCATGATATGTCTGGGAACATCGAATTGGGCATAAGCATCATCATCCTGGGCATAACCGCTAATCCAGTCATTACCTGCTGCATTGTACGCCCAGACAGTGATATTGTTCGGAGCTACAAAAGCATCATCCTGGATATTGATGAAGTGAGTATTGGCTGTTGAGAAAGCATAGACCGTATCATGAACTGCCGGATTCAGCACTCGGAACGTACCAAGCACATCGGGGTCTCCATTCAGTCTGGCTCTACGCAGACCAAGGAAGCACTTGGTCATTTCCATTCCCTGACGTACACCAGAACTGATATCGCCTACTGACATTGGCGGATGGATAACATCAATGATACCATCTGTTTCCCCCTCAGCAATCTCAGTATCAATGACAAGCTGAGAGGTAATCAGAGTTGAAACAATATCGAAGACTGTCTTGCCGTAATTCTCCAAGAGGGAGTCATACATTGCATCTGCGGCTGTGATGGGTTCTCCTGACGGGTAGGTAACTGAGGCAATCAGTTTAGCTCCATCTGCTTGCCACCACTGGTTCCAGACCGAATTGGTAAAGTTAGCTATGCAATAAGACAGCAACCCCCAAGCATCCACGCAAAGAAGAGACAGTACCAGCTTCCCTTCCTTGGAGGTATAGGTCTGGTTATGCACCCACAAACGATGCAACATTGAGCCAGAACCGCCAACAAATCCCCAGGTAAGGTCTAATTGCTCTCCGGTGTATGCCTTGGCATTTAGAGCCTCATCTGCGTTGTCTAGGACGACAATATACTGCCCTCCCCAAGCCTGTTCATCGGTATAGACCGAAACAAGCCGGTCATTGCCGCCACCACCCTCACTGGTATGCGTATCGCCATTGACCGTTACTACAACTAGCGGATTGGCGGTAGGAGTGGCCTGTGTATCTCCAGTCCTCATTTGACGTTGAACCCCCCATCCTTGATAGTTATCTTGGTAAGGTCAGTAACAGTAATGCGGACTCTATACCAGCCTGTCTGAGTGACCGTTGTGTAGAAGTAGTCATATTTGCCAGTATCGAGATTGGTCATACCGTCGGCAGCTTGGGCTACCGTACCATCGGGGTTATATATGGTAGTAGTAATTGATGTGGTAGCATCAACCAGTGTGCCATCCTGGTCTTTTACCTCTACATAAATCTCTACAGTCTCGCCTAATTCAAACTCTCTTGTAGTAGCCATATTATCCCCCTCGTATCGTTAAGTCTATGTCTCTGTAGGGCTTAAAGTCAAGCAATACCGTTTTGTATGGTTTAAACTCAAGAGATATATCTCTATACTTCCTGAATGATAGGAAAGCAGAGAGCTTTCTCAGCAGGTTAATTGTCAGTGCTCCAACAGCCGTTATCGACCCAGACCCAACTGCTAGTTTTATCTTCAGGCCAAGGGTAGAAGCCGGAGTAACTGTCCCATCCCCAAGACCCTTAAATATCTTCCTTCCTACTGTACCCGATGGTGTAAGGGCTCCTGAGACTGCTTTGTATACTTTTCTACCAAGAGTAGCAGCTATCGTTACAGTACCGCTAACACCCTTCTTGATAAGTAAGCCAAGAGTTGAACTGATTGCTATTGACCCATACCCTATTGCCAGCTTAGTCTTACTGGATAAGGCTCCAGAGGGTGTAATTGCCCCTGACAAGCTTGTAGATACCTTCCTGCCAAGAGTAGCTGCCAGAGTCACAGTACCAGAGAGGCCAAGCTTGACTATTAGGTTCAGTGCAGAAGCAATAGCCACTGCTCCATCACCCACCGCTTGCTGAATAAGAGAGCCGATAGAAACAGTAGAGGCAATAGCAAGGGCTCCAGCTCCAACCGCTTTGGATATCTTTCTTCCAAGTGAGGCAGCAATTGTAACAGTCCCAGCTACTCCCTTCTTGATTGTTCTGCCTAACGTAGAAGCTATCGTCACAGCACCAGATAAGCCCTTCTTTGTTGTCTTGTTGACAGCAGCAGCAATTGAGACTGAGCCACCACCAACAGCCTGAGCAGTGCTCTCCTGCAGGTCAAGGTTTTCGGTATAAAAAGAAACCGTAGTGTCGCCGCCGCCACTATCGTTAGTTTGTAGCGCGTAGAGGTAGCGTAAATCTTCCTTGGAATGGAGTGCAAGACTTAATGTATCAAATAGACTTGTTCTAGCAGCGTCAGTGTACATATAGAGATATAATGTCCCGTATGTTCCAACCCCCTCATCTCTAACAACTTTGCAATAATACGACGTGCTTGTTGAAATTTCGGCCGATATATCATAAAATGAATTATCTGGGGGATACCCTTCAAGCAGACGTCCATAGTTATATGTAGCTTTCGTTAAACCAGCACCTAATACATATCCATTAATTCTGTCATAATAATAATCGCCGATAGTATCTGAAACTGCCCAACAATTGACCAAACCACCTACCCATGAGGCATTAGTTAAATTCATTGTGAATAGATGCTCGAAGTCACCAGCAAAGTGACTAGCTCCCATGTCTTTATAAACATAGGCGGTCTGGTTAGCTGGGTGAACGGCTGTCCCAGTGACACGGCTTGATGTTATTGATACATCAGAGCCTTCGTCATACTCAGTGTAAGTTGTAAAATTCTGTGTCGCCATCTTACTTCGCCCTATCTGCCTCTATTGCTTCCAGCACAGCCTTTGCGTCTATCTTGCTATCCCATGTCTCATCCTGATACATAGCTTGCTTGGCTTCGTTGGCGTACATCAGGGCTTCTTGAATTCCAGTTTCACACACATTGCTCACCCAGCTATGAAATTCCTTGAGCTTGATAGTGACCTCATACGCCCTAGAAAGAAAACAGCCCTTCTTAGCGAAACCTTTACCAACGGTAAGGCTATGCTGACTGACGCCCGTAACCCAACCAATTTCTTCATCGCTGGTGCTTTTATCAAGAGTGATTAAATCTCCGGCATCTACACCGAGAGCAACGAAGTCAACGTCTGCATCGTTCATTGTCTGCATGTTGCCGTCTGCATCACAGGTAGCAGTAAACCTCTCCACTAGCGCACCTTTGGCGTTATGCTCAAACTTCAGCTTTTCCACGAGGCGCAAAGCCCACGCCATCTTGTCCTTATCGGTTGTGATTTCTTTGGGGATTTCTATGTAAGCCATAGCACACTCCTTTGCTGAATACTCTGTCACTTGGAGCAAGCCTTCTTACTCCAAGTAGCAGGGCATCTAGCCACCTGATGTAACGGTTACTTGGAATGTCCACTCGATTGCGTTGCCTAAGACCACATTGATAGCGGAGAACAGCGTTCTGTCCATCAGAATACCATCAGCCGATGCATTGAACAGGCCATGCTCAGTAATGGCTTTCGTGTCATTGTAGGTTGTGGTAGCCACAGACTTATAGATATTGGCTGTTGCACCCTCAGTCTGCGTGCCTATATCTCTGCTACCACCCCAAGCAGTACCAAGAGCTGAATCGCCCGCAGCCTCAGCATCCGTACCAATACCTGAATCGTGGTACTTAAAGTCACCGAATGCTGATGTCTCCGTCTGGAGCTGGTCTACAACAAACTCCACGAAGTCATCGGTAATGCATTTGTGTCCATAGCGAACATCATGGAAACCGAGCATAGCCTTCAGTCTATTCGGATGAGGAGCGAGCTTCATGCCCCCTTTGCCATCCGGTATAAGCTTCTTGGCAGTCAGCTCGGCTCCGGCATAGGCATAGCCCATACCAAGCATTCCACTGAGGGCTATACCAAGCTTTACTGGAATCTTATAAGCTTTTTCAAACATGTTTCCTCCTCTGTATGGTTACTTTCCGAGAATCTCCGGTAAGCCCACTGCCAAGCCAGTTGAGATTAGACCGGAACCTATCGCTATGCCCGCTAGAATACAGGCATTGCGTTTGAACAGGTAGTAATCCTTTTTCAGGTCGGCATGGGACTCACAGAGCCCTTTGAAGCCATTGTAGCCTTTAAGAGCAACCTTGATATCGCTCACATCATGGATAAGGCTGTCAAGCTTCTCATCATGGGTAAGCTGCTTCTTGTCGGTCATCTACATTTCCTGACCGGTTTTCTCTTTTATCATGCTGATACACATGGCCTTGGCCTGGTCTGGCTCAACACCATTGCGAATCTCTTCTGCAATACAAGATGACAGAGCAGCTTTAGTCTGGGGGCTTTCGCTGTCTCCGGCTAGTTTATCAATTTCAGGTATCGGCATTTCTCCTCCTTCTGGCTGAAGGGGGTTGTTAGCCCCCCTCAGACCTCATTTGCTAGGAAACCAACAGTTCGTCTTCGGGAACCTCGAACCATGAGAAACCCGCCGTAAACGTAGCGGTATTGACCGAGGCGACGACTTGCAGGGATATGGCGGCAGTAGGCGGTATGATTAGCCTTCCAGCCACGTTAGCCTCAAGCAAGCCCCCAGGGGTCGTTACGGTAACGGTTGTGTAGGCCGCTCCCCAAGGGAACCAGCCATCAGCCACAACAGTCGCACCATTGTCGAAGTATCCCTCTCCACCGGTAACTTTACCACTGGAGCTGTTCCGAACCGTGATGTCGTTGGTCGGAGCCGTCATGCCGATAGGATGCACACAGAGCCACAGGCCATAGTCACTCTGGGCTGCTCCTACCAGATTGTGGGCGAATGCCCTGTCGATAACGAAGTGTTTGCTTGAGCTGTTGTTGTACAGGGTTGCCATAGCGGTAGTGGTCGGTCTCACAACGAGGGCTGCCACTGCCGATGTTGCCATTGCGGAATAGCCATAACCTTTGGCTGTCCAGAGAACTCTGGCATCAACCACTCCCAGGATGCCTCCCTTGGTTGCTTTCAGTGTTACTTCCAGTCCGTCTTGTCCTGTCCCTTTCATTATCGCTAGCATTTTTCTTCCTCCTAAGTATTTTTTCTACTTTGAAACTGACAACCAAACTGACCTACTCTACATCGTCTGCAGTTACCTCCTCATCAAGAAGAATTTCTACTCCTCGAAGAATACGGTCTAGCTTGGTGTCAGTTTCTGATGTTCCAGAATCCAGTGTACTTATAGATGTGTCTCTTGCGATTGGTGTTTTCATTACCTTACCTCCTTATAAGAATAGGGGGAGACTGAGCCTCCCCCTTATGCTGGTTTGTTACTGTCCGGTTATATATTGGTGAAGGCTGCATCGGTGAGCAGAATCCACGCTTTGCCGAGACTGTCCTCTACGGACTCGCAATTGCAGCGGACATATTTCTTGTCGGTTGCAAAGCGAACCACGTAGGCTCCAGGCAGCATTTGCTGTGGGTCTGCGTCAATTGCCACAATCTTCGTGCCTACACCAGTCCCACCCGATGTCTCGGTCTTGCCTACTGCCGCATCGAAGAGGTCTCCACTATCGTCCATCTCGACAATGACTCGGCCTTTCCCGCCTATGGTTTCCAGGGCAGGGTCATACCACAGGATTTTGCCGGTGTCAGTGGAAGTCTCTTCAGTCAGGTCTTGCCCGATATCAGCCGCTACGAAAGCCGTAGTAGCTGTGATATAGACCTGCTTCAGGTGACAGTGGATAACGGGGAAGCGGGCAACCTCTTCCCAGTTCTTGTCGAGATAGTCTGAAGCCTGGATGGTTATTGTGCCTTCATCGTCATAGGAGTTGGAATCAGCCTCTTCCGTGAAGATGAGGACTGCAGCCAGACCTTTGGCTCCAGTGCCGTTAATCTCGACTACAGCATTACCGTCCGAGTTGGCAGTCTCGGATGTTGCTACGGCATCACTCTCATCCATTGCGACTAATGCCGAGCTGTATTCGCCTCTGAGTATTCCTAATGAATCGAACGCCATGTTATTTCCTCCTTGTTCAATTTTCCAGGGTACTATGACTGTACTATGTTGTCAGGGAATACATTGCACAGTCGGGCAGTGCAGCGGGGGTCTACATTGGCAAGACCCAGCGGCCAGTCAATCTCAGTGCGATAGACCGGCTTGTCTTCGAGCAGCCCCTTATCCGTGACCTCCAGAGGATACTCCTGAATGCCCCACAACATATCACCAATGCCGAATTTGACGGCATAGATGGATGTAGAGACATCGGAGGTATACAGGCTCTGCGGGTCTTCCGTATTGGTGATAATCTCGGTGGACTGGTCGGAAGTTACGCCGATGTCAACCATGCGGGCTCCGGCGTAGACATCGACATTCCTGTCAAACATGTCCTTGGTGGTATCGAGCAGTTTAAGCTGGCGAAGCAGAGCACGAACCGCCAACAGGGTCTTCTGGTTCATGAATAGGAAATCGGGGTTATGACCCTTGATGGAGTAGATAAGCTGGTCTAGCTTGGTCAGGAAATTGTAGCTGTTGGCATCGTTGTAGAGGATACCGGCATCACGGGCTGCCCCGTAAGTGCCTCCACAATCGATGAGCTGGCCGGTGTATCCGTCTGATACGATATCGTCCACACGCTTGCTGACACCCTTAAACTCTTCGGGGTCGGAGAGCGGGTTGCCATTGACGAACTTATCGTTGAACTTGTAGGCCAACGCCTTCAGCATCAGTGTTTGCTGGATTGCTCTGGCATCGGCAACTGTGTTCTTGGCACGAGCCAGGGCTTTATCTGTGTCAATCATTCCGCCCATGAGGGAGATGCTCTCTACCTTCTGAGCGAAACTACCGGTTGACTCGGTGTATCCCGCATTCAATTTGCGGAAACCGACACTGGGAAGGTCGGCATAGCGGATAACTGTGGTTGCCAGTGTGCCGATGGTCTCCCAGGGAATCATCTCCAAGAGACTGGATTCCATGAGCAGAGTGTCAGCCACTGACTTCCGCAGGGTATCGGTCTCTATCTTGCTTAATTCGGCTAAAGTCCAAGCCATTTTTCATTCCTCCTGTAGTTTATTTTGACCGGTTACTGGATGAATAAGCCATCCTTGCAAGTTCCATTGGACTGCCTTTCGGTACGGCTGTGCCTCCACCTGTTCCTTGCAGGTCAGGTTTCGGTTTGCCAATACCCAGTCCCAGGGTCTTCTCCATCAGTGCTATCGACTTATCATCGAGGTCTTTCACATCTGCTTCGGGAACACCTTTCTTGATAAGTACTGCTTTCCGACTGGACAATTCCTGTAATGCCTTTTGCTGATTGGCCTCGTCAGCTTTGGCTTTCTCTGCTTTCATAGTGTCCAATTCGGCTTTGACCTGGTTGTGCTCTTCCGCACTGACAGCACCCGTTACCCGTTTCTCAAGGTCGCTCACTTTGGCTTGGTATTCGGCCTCCTTCTTATTAAACTTGGCTTGGAGTCCGACATACTGATGCTTGGGTACAAAATCGGAAGAACCAGCAGCATTGTCCTGGGTCGCTGCCTGTCCATTCCCATCCTGAGCACCTTCAACAACTTCTTGGTCTGGCATAAAACCTCCTTTAAAGTTAATTCCCAACATAGCATACTGTTATTTTATTGTCAATAGTCTATTCTGGCATTAGTTTGATATAATCTGGAATTTCGGGAAAGCCTCTCCAGGTCATTCTGGGATTCTGGTCTACACCGAAAGTACGCCATAGAGTGACCAGATATTCATTGGCCTGGGTTGTCTTAGCAGTTTGTACCTGCTCCCAGAACAACAGGGTTGCATCGACATATGGATTGGCAATCCGGTAAGCTGTCCGTTCCTCGGCGGTATTGAGGCTCTTGTATTCCTCCCATAACAGGTCGCAATCAACTGCGAAAATTGTGAGGTCGGAATAGATGGGGACATCCTCGGATACCATCCAGCTCGGAATACCCTCATTCTCGAACATCCTGAGTGCCTCTGAGCGGTAATCCTTGAGGGTGTACCACTGTCCATCCACGCTTTGACCAAGGCTGGCCTCTTTCTCCTCAAGCTTGCGTTTGATTTCCTTGGTAGACATGGGAAGATTGTCAATATAGTGCCTGAGCCATTCCTCTCCCTGCTCCGTACCCCATACGCCAAAGACAAGGGCATTGAGCCAATCGCTGGCCTCTACATCGAAGGTCTCTCCATCACTGACTTCATACTCTCCCTCGATGAGAGCCTTTGCCCCTTTATAAGTCTTGGCAGACTGATATCCGGCAGGTGTGTGCCACTTGGTCATCCACAGGATAAGGTCTTCCATATCGCCATCGCTGATTGCTTTGTCAAATCCTTCCCACATTTCTGATATGTACCGGCCATAGACTGGCATTCTCATTCTGGTAGGGTCTACCCCGAAGTAGAAGGTATTGAAGAAAGGAACGAAGGATGTAACCTCCCAGGGCTTTCGACGGTTGAAATGAGCACCGAGCAGGTTGCAGACAATAACTGCCCCGATGAACTCAATCACACGCTGAAGCCTGATACGAGTTACTACCTCGCCCTCAGCACTGGTCTGGGCAACAGTTCGGTAGGCTCCTGCCTGTCCAAACGGATGCTTACCGTGAATGTTGATATTGGTCATCTCCCTGATTCTGGTAAGAGCCTCAAAGCTGAAGGTCTGGAAAGGCACGAGGAAAGCTACACCAGGGGAAAGAACCGTAGGACGGTGTATCGTGTCATACATAGACTGGGTCTTTGCACCACCATCACTTGCAAAAGCAGCAAGCTTGGTAGTACTGGTTATGCCCATCTTCTGGCCTTTGTACTTGGCAGCACTGCAGCTACCACCAGTCAGGAGATTTTCCATGAAGGTTGTGAATAGCTGACATACTTCATCAACGGTCTGTAACGGCGAACGACGGGCAACCTCTCCTGCTACAACCGATGTACTGAGGTCTTGATAGGCCATCGAACCGGCTGCTTTGGATTTGATTGCCATTGACATACAGTTGTCACGAATCCACTGACGCTCTGACTTGCTGAAGATGTATCTGGCAAAGCCCACTGCAGTTGCATAGTTGCCATTATACAGGGAGGATAAGGCCAGTGAAGATGTCTGTACCCACAAGTTCCAGGCCGGATTCAGGCCGAATACCGCCGAGTTCAACCTACCACGCATGAAGGTAGCTACCGACCAAGGACGAATACCCAGGATTCGGAAGTCAGCATTCTCCAAGCGGAATCTGGTAAGACCATCAGGCATCCCAAGGATTGACCGGCTTACCCAGTTATCGAGCCACTGGGCGGGAGCATCAAGACCCTGACTGCGAAGAACTTCCGCATGAGCTCTGGCATTCATCGCTACTGGCGTATAGAAGAGGTCTCTGGATACTGCCTGAACATAGTCATCGAACAGTCGGCCTACATCACGAATCTTGGTATAGCCCGCCAAGCCTCCCCTGCGTTCCAGAGCACGAGCATTGAAGGGTGTATCGGGCTTCATGAAGTCTGGTACGACTGTTGGCTCAGATAGATGGCTTGGCCTGACATTGACACCGAATACCTTATGGAGCATATTGACCTTCATTATCTCAGGCAGGTAGTTCTTGATATAGGGGATAGGCTCCAGTCCCAGCTTCTCCCGCATCATATTCCACTGAGAATGCAGGTCATCAAGGTTTCTTCTGAGTTCAAGGCAGTACTCGACAATGCTGAGCTTCTCTGCTGTGGGCATACCCTTCAGAGCAGCTTTGATTGGTTCTTTCTTGATAAGCTCTGCAACCGGAGTAAGCTGGTCTTCAAAGCCCACATTCTCCATTACTGTAGCTACCTTGTTATCATAGACATCCCTGGCTTTGGGATTAAGATAGCGATTCGGCTGGTTTAGCTTGTGCTTCTTACTCCAGTTTATCCGCTTCTTAATCCAGTCAGCCTCATAGACCATCTTGGCATTGATGGCATGGTCAGCTACCAAACCAACCTTCATGCGGAGAGGATTGTCAAAGCGGCCTTGACCGATTTGGCACATAGCGTCGAGGACTGGCTGCCAAGCAAGGCTGGTTCCATTGACATCATCGAACTTGAAGTTCAGGAACTCATCAGAGACAAAGTTTACAAACCGGATACGCTTGAGCTGTTTCTGGACTTTCTCAGGGATATCTCTCCAGTTCATACGTACCAGGTCTGAGGCTAGGATTTCCTCTCCCTCTTTGAACTTGAGTTTGTGCTTGCTCAGGATGTAGCTCTTGGTAGTCTCGGTTAGCTGACTCCACTTATCGCCAAGACTTATCTTGCTAGGAATGCTATCGATGAAGGAAGTGAAGTCTCCTGTCGTATACATCGCAACCATAGCTATATCAAGAGGATTGCTGTTATCGGCAGCCCAGACCTCTGCCATCTCTCTGGCAGCTTCCCGCTTGTCATTACGCTGGAGCATCGCAGGGTCAATCTCATGCTCAGGCAGATTCTTCGGTATGGTTCGGGCTTGCACACTGGCTGCCGGTTTGTTGATAGATGATTCGAGAGCATAGTCATATTTGACTTGTACGCCTCGCACATTGACAAGGTCATTCAGATTTCCCATAGCGAATTTTGCCAATATTCGGCCTTCCAAGTCCTCCCCCAATAGATTCTTTATCTCTTGGGTGAACTTGAGGGATTTGAGCGATTTAAGCCCCATTACAAGGGCTTTGAGATAATCCCTGATGTAAGATGCTATGCTCTCAATCCCCTTGGTTCGGGAAAGCTCATTCATGGCCTCGGTTCGTTCGGTACACCGGACAGCCATCCATTCGGCAGGGCTGAACAGATAGTAGATGCCCTTGGGGATAAGCCGATGCTTACCATCCTCAAGCTTGAAACCGTTTGCGATATCGGTAGCAGAATCGGGGTATCGCTTGAGAATAGCATCATATTCCTTGGTTGATAGCTCATTCTGTATCTTCAATGATTCCAGTAAGTTCTTACCGGTAATCTCTACAAACCAGGGATGAGCTGCTGTATATTCCTCAACTGACTTCTTCCAAGCCAACTGCACTTCCATGACAAGCTCCTTGGGCAAGAAGCGTTCCAGATGATGCCATAGCTCGTGGATGATTGGCACATCCACCTGAGCCTTATTCAGAGCGGACTGGAAAAGATTGACTACTGCCTGGTCATACAGGCCACCATCTTCATCCTTGACGGTCTCGACCTCATAGTTGGCCTGAGCACCAGTAGGAGATTTGGTAGCTTTCCACTCACGGATAATTACCTTTTTGAAGTGGTGATAGCCGACCACATCTAGAAAGTTCTTCAGTGAATGCTTCGATTCCTCAGTTAGACCCTTGCCCTCCAGGTACTTTTCCACTGCAGCCCAGTCTTCCATCGGCATAATGGTTGCTATCTCGGTTGATTCATTAATCAGCTCAAGGAAGCTGGTTTGAGCCAATTCCAGACTCTCCTTGCTTTCAGTATTGGTCTTCTTCTTATATGTAAGAGCCTCAAATTTCTTCTCTCCTGAAGGAGTCTCATACCAAACTCCTTTTTCCCCCTCACCAAACGCATTCGAAGAGTATGGTTCATTTCCTTCCACTAAAAGCTTGCGTACAAGGGGCTGTACCGGAACTTCTACGTACTTCAGTATCAGACGTTCTCTATCCGCAAGAAACTCTATTGAAGTGGTAGGAAGTCCCATCCTTTTCATTTCCTCAGCTTCAAAACCCAATTTCTTGATATCTTCTCGATATTTCATATAAGTTGGATAGAGTTTAGCAGCTCCACTACTGGCCTCTATTCGTTTTCCAATAGACCTTCCAGTTTTCGCTACCATATCCTCAAAGACCTTCTTAGCTTGCTCTACGGTCTCGATAATACGTTCAGAAATCTTGCCCCCAGTAAAGTTAAGTTCCTGCTTCAGAGCAGCAAGCTCATCTTTGGCTCTGGCCTCAAGGTAATCCAGAGCATCGGTATTAAGCTCTTCGGCAAAGCCAAGATTCGTTCGCCATGCGTCCATTGTACGGACAGTTCCATCGGCATACCTGACTCGCACACTATTGGCATTGATAGATTCGATTGTACCTATCCCATATTTGGTAGGAATCTGCTGGCCGACATACTCCTTGAGCTGGCCTACAGTCTTTACCGCATCAGCCAGGTCAGCTTTGGTTGGATTCCGCTGCAATCGTCTACGAATCGAGTTCAACTGTCGGGATACCGCCGCTCTCTCCTTGCCTTTGAGCTGAGTTGACTTGTGGAAATGCTCTTGAACAGCGTCGATATCCGCATCGATAGGATTCTCGGCCTCTGCCGTTGGCTTTGTAGCTTTCTTGGCTTGAGGAACGATGACTGAGGTAGAAGAAGCAAGCCCTGATGCCTCAGCAACAGTAGCGGGGGTCTTTGCTATCCTGGTTTCCCATTCTTGCTTGAGCTGGTTCTGCGATTCCACACTCAGTTCATCCCAAGTACGAACATTTTTGGTCTTGGTATTGTAGATATCGGCAAAGACCACTCCGGTTTTGTTCTTTATCTCCAGTTTCTGAGTCATAGTCATGTTATTCCAGGCATTGGCTATATCAGTCCCTGGTTGAGCCGCAATATCGGTCTTTCTTAGGGTGTCTCGCTCCTTTGTAGCCGATGAACGCTTGCTATGGAGGTCTTGGAACTGGTTGCTGAGCTTGGTTATCTCAGCTTCGATAGCTGCTTGCTCCACTTCAGTAAGATTTGCCTCGGCTACACGCTGCTGGAGACCCTGGATTGTAGTAGATAGGTCAGTTAAAGCCTCATCGTAGGATGTAATCACTCCATCCAGATAGGCAAGCTGGTTCGCATAGACCTTTCGCTCGGCATTTGTAATGTTCTTGTTAATAAGTTCCTCTGCTGCCGCCGCCGTAGCAAGCTCAATCGCTTTCTTACCTGCTTCTTCTGTGGTAAGTGTGTCGAGAGCACCACTTAAACCGCCTTTTTCCTTTGCAGTATCGAACTTATCCTGAATGGTCGGCGGTACATGCTTGGATATGCGGTCAATCACAGGGGCAAGCACATCGCCACCCAGTCCCATACCAACGCCCATCATTGCTCCTATGGCAAAACACTCTTGCATTTCCGCATCCCAGTTCCAAACCTCGGTATCTCCCATAGCCTGACGCTGGAGACCTTGCTGATAGTATTCCTCCCCACCTTCCAGTAAGCCGGAAGCAACCAATTTTCCCCCAAGAAGCTTGGTTTTGACCAAACCACTGCGTATCATAGAGGTTTTCAGGAACTTGGGAGTGGGTGCAAATATCAGAGCAAACTGGACTGCATCAGATATTGATAACTTCATGTTGTTTGCAAAGACATGATTACCGGCAGCTTTAGCTTCCTCGATAGATAAACCTCGGCTGAGAGCAGTATTATAGGCATCACCAGCTTCAAAGGCAGATTCAACGGGACGGGATAGGGCAGAAGCCAGCGTACCACCGATGGCATATCGAGCTACTGCGGTTTGGAAAACACTTGCTCCCAGTCTGGTTGCTGCTGCTGTAGCTACTCGACCTCCTACAGCCATACCAACACCACCTGGAACCATCAGCATCAGCGTCATGGGAAGCTGCTCACCGATGTTGATGATATACCACGAAGGGTCTGTCAGCTTGTCCCACCATGACTTGCCCTCAAATTCTTCCTTGGCTTCCCAGTAGAAGGTAGGTATTCCCTCGATAATTTGCTGTGAAGCCCGTTGGAGGGCATTAGGTTCAAGCCTGTCCAATGAAACGCCACTGTGGGGCAAAACAACGGCATCCTCGGTCTTTCCACCACCGGTTATCCATGCATGAGCTGAACCAAGCATATTGAGGAAATTAGCAGCACCAACGGCGATAGATGCCCCTGCTTCTCCTAGTGTAGCCAAAGCCTCATTCTCCGGCCTTTCTCCCGCATTTTGGAGAGCTTCCTCAAGACTGGCGGCATCCTTCCCGAAGAAAGCCGACATCATGGCAGATATATTATGCTTCTGAGCCGCAACACTGAAGAAGTACCAGTCAATATCCTTCTGTTCCGCAGTTAAGTTGGCATCCATCCATGACCGTACTTGTACTTCAGAAACTGAAGGATTCTTTCCCTTGAACAGGTCATACAGCGATTGAGCAGCACTATTATTCTCAAGAATCTCGTAGACTCCTGCTTCCTGCACATCACGTTCAAGCTTGCTCTGTTTACCCAGACCAGTAGCAGCTTCGATATCATTGGTAGTTATACCGGTCAAGTCCATACCGGCAAGGACAACGAGAGCATCCAGCCTCTTGTAGATATCATCGGGGTCTTGATAGTAGTCAAGCTCGAATAGTTCCCAATCCTGGAGATTAACCCAGTTGCCTTCTGCATCCTTATTAGCAATCTTTACAGTACCAGTATCATCATAGAAGCCATCCATCTTCTCTACCATTTTGTAGCTCTCACCCGTTTGCGTGGTAAGAGCAACTGTTCGAGAAGCCAGATTCGGGTCTCCACCGAGTTCCTGGAGCTTTCTGAGGTCTCCCTCCAATGTACCGGTAGAATCCACCCCATAGGTAGTCTTCAATTCTGTCTGGACTGATTCCCAGATAGTATTGGAGAAACCTGCTTCCTCATCGGCTACCTGTGGCGGATAAGCTGCACGAAGGACTTCACGGATAGCATCGTTGTCCCGCATCAAGGCAGCAACTGACATGATATAGGCAGGGTCGATAGCGGGATTGGATGTAGTAAGGTCAGCTACCATCTGGTCAAAGGAAACACTCGGAGGAAAGCCATCATATAGCTTCATGATGTCTTCCATCGTCCCACCAGATAGAGCTTCGTTGTAGGCCAGTATCCATTCCCGCTCCTCATCGCTGAGGTCAAGGCGATTGATTGAGGTTGAGCTGGGGTCAAGTTCGGGGATAAGCTCGTAAAGTCTGGCCTCTTCGCCACTGAGCAAGCCTTGAATAGCATAGGCAGCTATATAGTCTCGGATAGTAGGCATTCGTTCCACTACACGCTGTTTCCGAAGAAGCTCCTGAATCTCCCCCTCAGTCTGCTGGATATTGATATCAAGCTGCTCAGGGGTAAGACCGAGATTAGCACCAGGAAGGAATTGACCGATAATTGGGATATCATAGATTCCCGATGCTATCTCCTGAGCCTGTTGCTGGATAAAAGGCTTATTTGCCCATTGCTCCGGCGTATAGGAACCTTTGTAAATCTGTTGCTGTTGGGCTGCAAGGGTATTGAGGTCTTGTAGCCGCTGAGCATCCTTCTCTGTATAGAGCGTAGGGAAATCGGGCATTGATGGCAGAGTGAACGGACTCTTATAATCGTTTACCATGTTATCTCCTTATCTTTCCCTTACCGACCATAGTTCGCAATTGCTGTGGTGAGAATCCCTGTCTGGCCTCCGGAGGAGCAACCATCGAGGACACTGTCTGTTTCTCGGCTGGGGCTCCGGCTTTTCTGGCTGCCATCACGCCGGTTGCTTCGGCAGGATTGGGCTGGCCTTCCGGAGCTGCACCGAGCTGGGTCTCCAAAGCCTGAGCAGCCCTGATGAATAGCTCGGCCTGTTTCTTATCGCCCCTGCTTTTGAGGTACTCGGCATGGATATAGTAGCCGGATATCTGCTCGACAAGCTGGGAGAGGGGGTGATTGAGCATCCTGTCTACGCTTCTTTTCCGCTTGATTCCCTGCGGGTCTGGCATGTGGAGAATCTCAGTTACGATTGTTGATTCATCCAGATGGTCTTTCAGCATTCCGGCAATGGTTCCACGCTCCATCCAGTCCTTGGGGGTGGCAACTTCGGAATTGACATTGACGCTCACATCTTCGGGAATCTCATCGCCCTTCAACTGCTCAAGAGTGGTTCCCTTGATAGCGAAGATTCTCCCGCCCTGTTTGAGATTGAGCAGCCAGAAACGGTCTATCTCACTGATGACAAAATGCTTGGCATCCATATAAGGATAGAGTATCTGGTTTGCACTGGATGAGGACAGGAGGCTCAAGGCATATCCGGCCTGTCCCTCGGTCATACCATAGACAGCATCATTGAAGGAACCTTTCTGCACTTCTCGGCGTGTCTCAACCAGATGAGCCTGGAGTTCAAGGGGAATTGGAGGATTGCTGACACGCTGAAGACCGGCCTCCCCTGGGGCGTAGTTGAACAGTGCTCCACGCTCTCTTATCTGTTCCGGTGTGGCCTTGGGAGTAGCAGAAAACTCCTGAGTGATTGGATTGACGGTATCTTTCAGCACTTGGGTTGCTATGCTCTTCCACTTGTTGAACGACGTAAAGACCTCTCGGTTCACTTCGAAGATGCTACGTCCGGCAAGCTGTCGCCAGTTCATGCTGGAATTGGTAAGTGTACCTCTGTCCTGGAAGCCTCCTATCGGTGAGCA